TAAGCCATCTTCCAGAGCTTTGACCCCCCAGTTGTTACCTCCAGATAGAGGCCGTAGCCGTCACTATAGCGCTTCGTGCGGCTGTCCGGTTTGAGGCCGCGGATTCGTGTGTCTGTCAGGGGCATTTTGTTGGCATCGTCAAAAAGTGTTGGCATTTTCCGGCCGTTGCGATTCCGGGCCGTCTCGATGCCAACAAAATGCCAACAAAAAAAATTTCTTCCAACGATTTTGGGTGGACGTTGGCGGACGAAGACGCTGGTGGCGCCGTCCTAAGTCCTTGTTTTTATGGATACTGGTGGAGGCCCGCGGACGTCGCTGGAAGCCTGAATGGTGCCCGGGGGCGCAAAATTTGTACAGTAACCCCGCGTTGCATGTTGTTGCATAATTCACAAATAAACAGGGTATTGCGTGATTATTGTGAATCATCCTGTTGCAACCAAAGGCAAATAATATGATTCTCGTTGATGGGTTTTCCGGTGGGTGAGCCTGAATAAGTCAGTGCACAGAGTGATGTGGAAATCGAACTATGAGGCGCGCCAAGGAACTGTCTGCAATCGAAGTTAAACGCCTGGGCCATCCCGGCGGGGAAAGGAAATACATCGCTGCGGTTGGCGGCGTGCCGGGGCTTTGCCTGCAAATCCTGCCTTCGGGCTCGAAATCATGGATATTGCGGGCAACGGTTGGTGCCCGGCGACGCGATATTGGCCTTGGAAGCTATCGGGAAGTCACCCTTTCGATGGCCCGCGACCGGGCGCGAGAAGCGCGAGACATGATCTGGCGGGGTGTTGATCCTGTTGAGCACCGTAAAGCTGTCAGGGCGGCGCTTGTCGCTGAGCAGAAGCGCGGGCTGCTGTTCAGGGAGGCTGTTGAAAAATACGCAGATGCAAAACTGGACGAACTGGTTGATGACAAACAGCGCACCCGCTGGCGCGGAATGCTTACGATGCACGCGCTGCCTCACATTGGCGACATGCTGGTTGCCGACCTTACGGTTCAGGATATTCAACGGACGCTGGCGCCGATCTGGTCAGAGAAGACAGAGACGGCGCGGAAGCTGAGGGCGCGTATCGAGGCCGTACTTTCATGGGCCATCGTGGCGGGGCATCGGCCTGCGCCTAATCCTGCGGTCTGGCGCGGCAATCTGGATGCGCTCATGCCGAAGCCTAGCAAGGTATCGAAAGCAGAGAATCACCCTGCGCTGGCCCTGACGGATGCTGCGGCGTGGTTCGCGGCGCTTCAGGAACGGGAGGGGATTGGCTCCCGCGCTTTGGAGTTTCTGACATTGTGCGCCAGCCGGTCAGGGGAGGTGCGGGGCGCGACATGGGAAGAGATTGATCTGGAAGCCCGGCTCTGGACCATTCCGGCGGCGCGCATGAAGGGCGGTCGGGAACACCGCGTGCCGTTGACGGTGGAAGCGGTGGCGCTTCTGAAAGCCCTGCCGCGCATGGAAGGCAGCAATGTTGTTTTCCCGGCGGTTCGGGGCGGCCCTCTTTCAGACATGACGCTTTCCGCGCTGACCCGCCGGATGCATGAGGCTGAACTTGCGGCAGGGCGCGCGGGATGGCTGGACGCTCGCAGTGGGCGCCCCATTGTGCCGCATGGCCTGCGCAGCACATTTCGGGATTGGGCAGCAGAGACTGGCCAGTCGCGCGATATGGCAGAGATCGCTTTGGCGCACACTGTCGGTAGTGAGGTCGAGCGGGCCTACCGGCGCAGCGACATGCTTGAACGCCGCCGTGAAATGATGGCGGCTTGGGGCCGTTTCCTGCGAGGTGAGGTCGGTGCGAATGTGGTCAAGCTGGCAGGAGCGCGGTGATGGGCAAGAAGCCTCCGGAAAAACGTACTATCGTAGCTATCGAGTGTGGTGGACAAAACCTCACTTCAGAAGAAGGCAAGAAAGCCTTTCTCCGTGAGGCAAAAATAGAAGCATGGGCGCGTAGACGGTATGGCGGCGATTTCGGGCTGGCTGTCCGGTTGGCTGAGTACCAATGCAGAAAGATACTCAAGAACTCAGACGATGAAGAAATGAGAGCATTTGCATCGGAGGTTTTGAAGCAAGTGCAGTGGACAAAACACTGGATTAAGCAAGCCTCTGAGCATGGTGACAATGGTTGGGCTGATCAAGCCGCCGCCTCTGCATTCAGCGCTGGCGTTGGTTGGGCTATGGCGAAAATGAAATCGGAATGGGAGGATCTTGCTATAGCAAGCGAAAAACAGAGAGCAGCTCTGCCTAAAGCGACTGCGGCTCGCAGACAGAAGGCTGCGGAGAATCGCCCTGACTGGTGGGATGATGCACTTCAAGATGCGCAAGATATGCGGCAGAAGAACGGAAAACGTTCTCGCACGAATATAGCTGAAGAACTCGCGGACAAATACAGGTACAGCGCTAGGCAGGTATCAACCGCGCTGAAAACTCTGGGCTTCAATTGAAATTTGTCGGAAGTGATCGTTCGATAGCTTCCGAACCGTTCTGATACTTGGTCTTGCATCCAACCACTAAAGGAGGATGCATCCTTGACCTACATTTCCGATAAACAGCTTGCGGAGCGTTTCGGTATCCACCGGATCACCGTCTGGCGCTGGGTCAAAAGTGACCCAAATTTTCCGAAACCCATTTCGCTTTCACCGGGGTGCACCCGCTGGAAGCTGGCCGAAATCGAGACATGGGAAGCTGCCCGCGAGGTAGCGGCATGATCCAGAAAAAGGAAAACCCCGGCGCGTTGGGGAACGCGACCGGGGCCGATAGAAAAGCTGCCGAGCTTTCAGATAATCATAGCGAAAATCGCCTGACACGGCAACAACAGTGGCGGAAAAAGAACCCCAAAAAGTATCTCTGCCATCTGACGGTTCAGAACGCTTTGCGCCTTGGGCTTCTGGAAAAGAAGCCGTGCGAGGTGTGCGGCGATCCGAAGTCAGAAGCGCACCACGATTGCTATGATCGGCCTCTGGATGTGACCTGGCTTTGCCGAGACCATCACAAGGCCCACCACAAAGCGCAAGGCAGCTAACCGGCGCAAATCCGCGTCGGCTGGCTGCGTGCGCCCAATTGCTGGGTCTGCCCGGAGGTTCCCGCCAGCAATAGCGTTCAAGGCCAGCCGCCGCTTTCAAGCGCGGTCTGGTTAGGACATGTCCCGCGCTCACCTTTCGGGGTGCTGATGATGGCCTAGGGGGCCGGACCCCGCCACAGAAAACCGGACGCTCTGCCAGTGAGTGAAGTGAACCAAGCCCGCCCGACATAGCGGGGGACGGAACGAACTGGACACGCCCCGCCGGCACTTACTCCCGCAAAGCCCCGCACTGGGCAGGTAAGGGAGGTTCCGACGGCCCGAATGCTGATGCGAGCTGAGGGAAAACCAAGCCTGGGGCTTAGCCCCCGTAACCCACCGGCACTGACCGGGGACCGCTCTAGAAGCGGGCTGCGTGAAAACCGCAGGGGGATCGTCTGGCCCGCGACATAGGGCAGCTTGGTTATACGGGGCTTGAAAGCATCCTCCCACTGGCCGCAGCCTGCCCCTGCTAGGGGTGGGGGGAGTAGCGGAAGGCGGACTATTGCCTGAAACTCAGACCACAGAGAGATGAACCAAATGACACATGAGAAACAGAACCAAATGGAAGCGAAGCTGCGGAAGGAATTTCAACGCTTATCGTCAGAGGCGCAGGAAGACGATTTTGTGGGCCTGCATCTTGATCTGGCCGATGTGCGGCTAAAGCTGGCATCGGTTGAAAGACAGCTTCGGGAACTCAAAGCGCGGGATGCGGAGTTGCTGGCAGATGATCGACAAGAAGTTATCCGGCGTCTGCAAGCGAACCTGAAGAATGCCGATAGTCAGAAATGGCGGGCGAATGAAAAGGCAAACGCGGCCTTGCGTCAGGTGTATGCGCTCAAGAAGCGAGTAAAAGAATTGGAGGCTATGGAGATACCGCTAGACTGACTTTTCCCCCTTGCGCTACGCCACGCTACGGATTGTGCGTATAGTGATTTTATGCGTTCACTGATACATTGTTCGCATGAATTTCGAGCGTTTCCAGACTATGCAGGCAAGGTTGCAGGGCCGTTACGGCGGCACCGCGACCTTGCCTCGCACGACCCAAGAGGAACGCCCTGACGATTGGCCCATTTGGGAGCCATGGGAAGGCGCATTGATCACGGTCAATCACGAGCTGAGCTTCATTGAAAGCGGCGCCCGTGACGATTGGATCAGCGGCGGGCTTGTTCTGGTGACTGATCTTGTTGGCATTCTGATGCCTCATGATGATGTGACGCCAGAGCTAGCTGACACGCTGATTGTAGATGGCACGTCCTACACCATCCTGATGCTCAAGCCTGTGCGGTCTGATCCTGATGGCCCGATCCTGCATTATGAGGTGCAGGCACGATGACGGGGACGAAACGCAAAACCGAACCGAAGCGCAAAAATGGTCCCAATGCCCCAACCGCGACCGTGGGGAGGGCTCGCGGAGCGGGCTGTTCCTCTCGCTCTCCCAAAAAATCGGGGGAGAAATCGACGGCAGAAATCGTCCTGGCCTTTCTTGAAACCCTGAAAATTCCAGAGGGACCGAAGGCAGGGCAGCCGCTGAAACTGGCGGCGTATCAAAAACAATTCGTGCGCGGCTCTATGGCGCCCGGCGTCATGATCGGCGTTCTGTCGATCGGCAGGGGCAATGCGAAAACCGCCCTTTCGGCAGGGATTGGCCTTGGCTCTGTCATGGGTGTTTGGGATGCGCAGCCGAAGCGGGAAATCATCCTTGCGGCCCGTAACCGGGATCAGGCGCGCACGGCGTTTCAATTCGTGATCGGTTTTATTGAGGGGCTTTCGGAAGCGGAACAGGAGCTGTTCACGATCCGGCGCGGCTCAAAGCTGGAAATCGAATACAGCGCCAATGGCGGCGGCCTGATCCGGGCGATTGCGGCGGACGGCAAAAGCATCCTTGGCGGTGCCCCGACGCTGGCAATCCTTGATGAGCGGGCCGCTTGGGAACGCGAGAAGGGCGACACGCTCGAAAACGCGATCCTGTCCGGTCTGGGCAAGCGGAATGGCCGGGCGCTGATTATCAGCACAAGCGCCCCGGATGATACGAACACGTTCAGCCGATGGCTTGATGATCCACCGCCCGGAACCTTTGTGCAGGAACACCGGCCCGCCTTTGGCCTGCCTGCTGACGATGCCGAAAGCCTGTTGATCGCCAATCCCGGCGCCTCTGAAGGTATTGGCGCAAGTCTCGAATGGCTACAGGCGCAGGCCCGGCGTGCCATCGCACGGGGCGGCTCTGCCCTTTCCAGCTTCCGCAACCTGAACCGCAATGAGCGTGTCAGCACAGAAGACCGTTCCGTTGTCGTAACAGTTGACGAATGGATGAGCGCAGAGGTTTCCCCCGAAGCCCTGCCAGAAAGGGCCGGGCCGTGTATCCTTGGCGTCGATTTGGGCGGCTCCCGTTCCATGTCGGCAGCGGCGTTTTTCTGGCCAGAGACTGGCAGGCTGGAAGTGCTGGGGACTTTCCCGGCAAAGCCTGGCCTTGCGGATCGCGGCGCCGCTGATGGCGTCGGCACACGCTACACTGAAATGCAGGAACGCGGGGAGCTGTTCACGCTTGGCGAAAACACGGTGCCCGCCGGGCCTTGGCTGGCAGAGATTGTCCGGCGCCTTGATGGCATCACACCGGCTTGCATTTGCGGCGACCGTTTCCGCCATGCGGAATTTACAGAGGCGATGGACAAGGCCGGGCTAGCCCGCGTGCCGTTCATCTGGCGCGGCTTTGGCTGGAAAGATGGCGCCGAAGATATTGAGCGCTTCCGCCGGTCATTGTTTGACGGCGAAGTGAAGGTTGTTCCTTCGCTTTTGCTGCGCTCTGCATTCGCTGACGCGATCACTTTGATTGATCCAGCGGGCAATCACAAACTCGCCAAAGCCCGAAGCCTTGGCCGTATCGACGCGGCGGCAGCGGCAATCCTCGCCATTGCCGAAGGCGCCCGCCGCATGGCTCGCCCGGCTAAGAAAGCGAGGGCGCCGCAATGGGTCTAGGACGTTTCAAGCGTGTCGGACGCGCCATCTATAAAACCGAAGCGTGGAAAGCCGTCCGCCTGCTGGCAAAGCGGCGCGATGGCTGGGCGTGCGTGAAGTGCGGCGCAAAAGGCCGGATCGAGGTTGACCATATCACGCCGCTGCGAGACGGCGGCGCCCCCTTTGAGCTGGGCAATCTGCAATGCCTTTGCCCCACCTGTCATGCCCGGAAAACCCGGCTGGAAATCGGCCTTGGCCGTGAAGACCCCGAGCGTGACGCTTGGAAAAACTTGCTGCGAGACATGCAGCGCAACCCTTCGAGCAATAAGGAAAAACCATGCTTGAGTCCGTAAAAATCCAGCGTCGGCAATCTGAGATTCGCCAGTCGCTTTCTGAACTGGCCGGGAAGGCCGAACCGTCTGCTGAGGAAATCCGTTCGATGGAAACTCTCGATGCGGAATATCGCACCAATGAAACGCGCTACCGGGCCGCTCTGACGGCGGAGGATGGCGAGCGCCGGGAAGCCGGGGCCGAACTTGAAACCCGCTCTGAGCGCGAATTTGCCGATCTGGTTGCGGGCTTTGAAATGCGGCAGGTTGTGCTGGCGCTTGATGAGGGCCGCAGCCTGACGGGGCAGACGGCAGAGGTTGTGCAGGAACTGCGCAGCGCTGGCGGCTATCGCGGTATGCCGGTGCCTCTGATGGCCTTTGAGGTCCGGGCCGGTGAAACGATTGCCAGCGGCACGCCTGATCCTATCCAGACCCGGCCAATCATTGACCGCCTGTTCCCCGGCTCTGTCGCAGCGCAGATGGGCGCGCAGCTTATCCAGATTGGCAGCGGCGCCGTTGAATGGCCTGTCACCACGTCTGCCGTGACGGCGGGATGGGCTGCAACTGAGCTGGGCAACGTGCCCGGTCCAACGGCTTATGCCACCACTGACAAGGCTTTGAGGCCGGATCACAATCTGGGCATTCATATGCGGGTGTCCCGCAAGGCGATGCTGCAATCCGGCGCAGCGCTTGAGCAAGCCATTCGCCGCGACATGAGCGGCACGATGGCAGCCGAATTGGACAAGGCAATCTTCCGGGGCACTGGCGCCGATGGTCAGCCGCTGGGGATTATTCCGGGTGTTGCCACGTATGGGATCACGTCAACCGATGCTGGCGGGCAGGCATCCTGGGCCGCGCTTCGGGCAGCCGTGGTGCGGTTCATGGCGGCCAATGCAGCGGCAGGCCCCGGCGCGGTGCGCGCCCTTGTCCGGCCTGAGCTTTGGGACTTCCTTGATGGTGTGGAATCCTTTGACGGAACCGGCATCACGGAATGGCAGCGGGTCACGGCGCAGCTTGGCGAAGTGGTGCAGACCACGAATGCACTTCCCGCACCGGCTGGCGGCCCGCCGCTGGAAACCTCTGTCTTGCTGACCACGAATGCGGGCGGCGTTGCGCCTGTCTTTGTTGGCCTCTGGGGCGCAGTTGATCTGATCCGTGATCCGTATTCAGACGCTCAATCGGGCGGCCTTCGCCTGACGGCTCTGACCACGGCTGACGTTACCGTGGCGCGCGGCTCCCAGCTTCAGCTTGTGACCGGCCTTGAGCTGGAAGTTGAAGGTGGCGAATGATGGACTGCCCCGTATATAGCGCGGGGCTTGAGCTTCGGGCGGCGGGGGATGGTTCCCGCCGCCTGAGCGGCAAGTTTCCGTACATGAGCCTTGCCGTGATTGATTCCGGCGGCCAAGGGCGCAGGCCGAAGAAAGAGCAATTCGCGGAAGGCGCTTTCAGCTATGCGCTGGAAGATGCCGAGCGTGAAATCCATGTCCTGATCGGCCACAGCTTCGACCGCCCGCTTGCCAGCCGGAAGGCAAAAACCCTGACGCTTCGGGATACGAAAGAGGCTCTGGCATTTGAGGCGATCCTTACGCCGGAAATTCTGGAAACGAGCTGGGCAAAGGATTTTATCGCGGCCTTCGGGGCTGGGCTTGTTGGCGGCGTCTCGCCCGGTTTCCGCGTGGCGCCTATCGAGGGCGCCGAGGCGACAACAGAAGAAAATCCCCGGCATGGCAAAGCCCTTATCCGCACGATCCGGGCAGCTATCCTGTTTGAACTTAGCCTTGTGACGCGCCCGGCCTATCACGAAACCGATCTGGCCTTGCGCAATTTCCAGCCGCCCGCGCGCGGCATCATCCATCCTCTGAACAGGTGGCGGCCATGACGGATGCGATCACGCAATTTGAGGGGCAGCCGGAATCCTGGCCGGAAGTGTCCGGCGTCACGGGCGATCTGCTGGCGGTCTGCTGGCAACGGGTAGAGCATCATATCGGGCGGCGCTACGCGGCCCGTCAGGTTGTCTGGACCCTGACCACATGCGGCGGGGAATGGGTGCCGCCACTCTCTCCCGTCACGCTTATTGAAGACGCCTTCCGCTGGCAGGATGGCGACTGGCAAGCCGTTAACCTGAAGCGCGGCCCGTTCGGCTGGATACTGCCTGCGGGCAATGTCCAGATTGACGCCATTGTGGGCGGTGGCTTGGTGCCCGCTGCGGTGGACGAAGCGGTCAAGCGGCTTGCGGATTATCTGTCTGCTGAGAGCCTGGCCCCCTCTGGCGCCCGCTCTTATTCGATCAACATCGATCAGGCTGTTTCTGAAAGCGTTTCGATGATGCCCAATCATATGGCGCGGGCACTGCAAAACTCTGGCGCGGCCGATCTGCTGCGCCCGTATCGGAGGGCCTGACATGGGCGTTGTTGATCTGATCCGGCGAATGATTCCGCCCGCCAAGGAAACCCGCTCAAGCGGCACCGGCTTCACGGCGCAGCTTATGGGCGCGCGGCAAGCCTATATCGCGGGTGTGTCCGGTGTCGGGGAACTTACCGCAACCGTTCAGGGGTGCGTGACCCTTTGGGAAGGCGGGTTGTCTCTGGCGCATGTCGAGGGTGCCCCCATACTTGACCGGCACGCCATGGCGATTGCGGCCCGCTCTCTGGCGCTCCGCGGCGAATGCGTTTTCCTGATTGGCGACCGGCTCATTCCGGCGGTAGATTGGGAATTGAGCACACGGCGCGGCGTGCCGAGGGCCTATCGGCTTTCGCTGCCTGAAATGGGCGGCAACACGACCGAAACTGCGCTGGCAGCAGAGGTGCTGCATTTCCGCACCGCGCCCGATCCGGCGGCGCCTTGGAATGGGCAGGCCCCGCTACGCCGGTCCAGTCTGACGGCGGGCCTCTTGCAGACAATCGAGGCCGCATTGGCGGAGGTCTATGGCAACGCGCCGATGGGTAGTCAGGTTGTACCTTTTCCCGAAAGTCAGGACGTGGATCTTGAGACCCTGGGCGCGGGCTTCCGGGGACGCCGAGGGCGGGTGCTGGTGCGGGAATCGGTCAACGTCTCTGCCGCTGGCGGTCCCGCCCCGGCGCAGGATTGGAAGCCGCAGGACGTGACCCCAGACCTGACCGGGATGATGCCGGAAGCGATGCTATCCAGTGCGCGGCAGGCGATCTGTTCCGCCTTCGGTGTGTTGCCCGGCCTGTTTGTCGGCGAGGCGCAGGGACCGCTTGTCCGCGAGGCGCAGAGGCATCTGGCGCAATGGGTGCTGCAACCGCTCGCCATGCAGATGGCCGAGGAAACATCGGCCAAGTTTGGCGCGCCCGTGATGATTGATGTGATGCGTCCGCTTCAGGCGTTTGATTCGGGCAGCCGGGCCCGCTCTGCCGGGGCAATCATTTCCGCACTGGCCGAAGCCAAGGCCGCAGGGCTGGACCCGGCGCAGGTCGATATGGCGCTGTCACTGGTGAACTGGGGGGCGAACGATGGCGCAGCCTGAATTGAAACCGGGTGATCTGGTGAAGCTGAATAGCGGCGGGCCGGTTATGACACTTGGCGGCAAGGGCGAAGGCTATGAAACCGGGGCGCGGTGTTTCTGGTTCGTCGGGGGTGAGTGCCGCCACGCGACGTTTCCCGAAGCTACCCTTGAACCGGCGCGCCTCCCCTCTGGAACTGTGGTTGCCGGATTGAGATAGAGTTGTTGGAAGCGCTGGCGCTGATCTCCCGCCAGTGTTTCAGCAAGCGCCGCAGTGTGGGTTTCTGTGGCGCGATCAAAACCGGGGCAGTGCTTCGGATGATCTGGGGCCGGGGCGCGGGATGCGTTCCGGCCTCATTCTATTGCATCGTTTGCTGCGTACCATTCTTCGGGTGTTGCTTGCATTTCTTCTAACGCCAGCGAAGTGGCTATGCGCGCGATATTGCGCAGGTCTTCGCTGATCTGTTCGTACGTCAGCGGCTCCGCTCCAAGTGCAGCGTCCTCTTTGCTCAGCGGTTCAAGATTTAAGCGGAGGCTATCCGCGAGAACAGTAATTAGTGCAGCTTTCTTGAGGGCATCTCTAAGATACATGCCCTCCCATGGCCGCTTTTGCCCATCTGACATTGCCGCTTTCCCTTGCATCAGCCTCGCACCAAGCATCATTGTTATCGACGCAAAGCGTTGCAATGTATAGCAATGCTATTGATGGGTTATTGAGGGGGTGTCGCCAGGGCGATTATATTTTTTTCAATATAATCAAAGATATATGCGTGCAAATGGTGCCCGGGGGCGGAATCGAACCACCGACACGCGGATTTTCAATCCGCTGCTCTACCCCTGAGCTACCCGGGCGGGCCGTGGGGAAGGGCGCTATCTAACGGAGCCCTGCGGGCTTGTCCA